CGATTCTTCTGCGCTAGGTTTCATTACTAGGGCGTTGTTAATGTGTATCGCCGCCGACGTTTTAGCTTCGTTATCGCGGTTCGTGTATTCCTCGATCTTGACCGATAGATCGCCTTCGATTAGTAGCACGTCGCCTTCTTTAACCTGCTCTTTAGTCCAAACCGTGAACCAGCGTTGAGCCGTTTCGCCAGATTGCAGCTTGAAGTCCTCAGTTGCCTTGAAGCCGTAGCCTTCGATTATGCGGGCTACCTTAGCGTTCTCAATAGTTACTGTTGCCATTTCGTATTACCTTCCGTTTCTATTTAGTTTATCTACATGCGCGGTGTTCACGCAATCCCTATTGCCGCAAGTCCTAAACCCCGCAAATACTTCGTTGCCTTCTTCGTCTACGGGCGTGAGTAGATCGGCGGCGTATTTTCCATGCCAAGCTATGCAGTTTCTAACCTTTTGAGCCTTCCGCGCCCGGCAGCTTTGACAGGTGTCGTGATTATTGCGCGTTGTGTTTACTTCCCAAACCCAGCCGCAACGAATGCAAGTCTGTTGTACGGGAAGCTCAGGCATAGATCTGAGCCTTTGCAAAGTCCTGTAGTCCTTGCAGCCCGTTAGCGTCCTCAAACGCCTGTAGCTTCTTACAGCAGGGCGGGCAGCTTAGGATTAGCTCGCCGTGTTCTTTACATTTCGGTTGAGCGTCAAACCTGTATTCAGGCGGGGGCTTATTACTCGTTTCGCGATCGAGCTTAAACGCTGCTTCTTTAGCCCAAGAAACTATGTGCTTAGGCTCTAGCCAATTCACTCTGTCGTCCTTCCGCGCTAGGTATAAAGCTTCTTTAGCAATTTCGAGCGGCATAAATCCAAGGATAGACTTCCACGCTTCTGCAACTTCTTCACTTAGCTTCCGATTGTCGATCGCCGCAACTTCTTTTAGTAGCGACTTGACTTCGTTGAGATTCATAAGTTGCCCCATTCTTTTTTGATTCGATCCTGCTCAGTTTGCTCTAGTTCCTTTTGCGCTCTTTTATCGTAAGGCATAAGTCCGTTTCCCCATGAGTCGGCATTGAGCCAAGTCGCCGGGTACTTAGTAAAAGCTTCGATACGGTTAGGGTCGTCGCGGTACAAGATCGCGCCTGAGATTATTTCTTCAAGCGGCGCTCGCGTTAGTGCGTTCTTGAAAGCTTTTAAAGCCTTACCCTTATCGAGCTTCTTCGGGTATTCGATCCAGAATTTTTCAAAGAGTACCTGCGCAGAAGTTCTCTCGTTATTCTTAAATAATTGTTCTTCTTTAAGTATGTTCTTCTTAGTAGTCGGATTTATCGGCAGCGGGTTTTCCGACGACGCAAAATCCGACGGGCTATGAGTAACCCAAACCGTTTCCCCGAAGCTTCCGCCTTCGTTTACTTGCGATCGGCTTAGGTAGCCGTATTTCTCTAGCTCTAAGATCGCGGTTCGTATTGCGTCCCGGCCTTCTTTATTCTGTTCGGCTAGCAGATTTATGCTTAGCGACCAGCCCGCAACGTGCGACATTACTAACGCAAGTATTCCGCGAGCCTTGAAGGTTAGTCGAGCGTCCCGCAACCAGCTATTAGGGATCTGAGTAAAGTGATCATCAAAGTCGTGATGTGATCTAATTAGTGGCATTGTTGCCCCTTCCGTTTATTTGTTCGAACGCTATACGCGCCGTCGTGTCCCGCGCCCCGCCCGCCCAGCGACCCGCATTGAAGTATAGTTTTTTTAGATCTTCAACGCGACCTTTTTGCCGCTGTTTTTCTAATTCAAGCTTCGGCCCTTCTAGGTCTTTGCTAGTTAGGGTAGGATCTGCTTCTAGTAAAAGCGCCCGTTCGCGCATACACTTAGCTAACTGATCGGGATTTAGTCGCGTCATTAGCAGTCGCAATACCTAGAGCCATGACACTTGCTAAGTTGACTGAGTTCATTCCAAAGGTTTTCCCAAATTTGCGCTTTTGAGATGCAACTAAAATCATAAACTGAGATGTGTAGCTCTGAGCCTAATAGCAGCCCCTTCGGTGCGTGAATAGCAATGTCAAAACTATTTAGATCAACTTTGCAACCTAGTGATTCTGCTTTGCGAATTACCTGCGCTTTTGTTTTCAACTTCTGTCCCTTCGCCGTTGCTTCTTATTACTTACTGTAGTCGTTTCGAAACCAGAAGTCTAATTAAGGGGTAACAGCTAGGTAACATTTAGATAAGGGCCTTTGGGTACTGAATAACCTTGTAGCTTAGCTTTTTTAGCAAAGCCTTCTTACGGGATCTCGACGCGTTAAAATAAACATAACGATGCTTACGCGGGCGATCGACAAAATAAACTCGATCCCCGAACTTTTCAATTACCTGTCGATTAGTCAGGCCGTTCGCATAGGTAGCATGATGCTGATTCTCTAGGCCCTTTACCTTCGGGTCGCGAAACTTAGAACTAAGCCCCGTATAAATCCAGTTCGTAGCCTGATAAACGATTCCAATGTGGTTCTGAGAACTGTCGGCGTAGCTTACAATTATTTCTCTATCTAATTTATTTATCGTATTCCCGATTAAATAGCTTTCCCCGTTCTTAGGTACTTCGTCCGCAACCCAAAGCCTATTTAGTTCGTAGACGTTCTTGGCTTCGTCCGCACCGCAAACGCCCCTTAGAAGGGTGCTGGAAGCTGGTACGCCATAGGTAACAACCCCGACGATCGCGCCAACGTTGTCGAACATTCCAAAGGCTACGCTTACGGGGGCTTTGCGGTGAAGGTAATGTAATGCGATTACTACTTCCATAGCCATTCCGTACGGGATTCGCTCGATCGTGTAGCTTTCCGAAAACTTCACTCGCAGTCTATGCAGGTTGTATTTTTATTGTGATACCACGAAGTATTGTGATCGGTAATCTTTCCCGCGTCCGCTAGATCCATTACCGCGTAGATACGTCGCATTAGTTTGTCGGTAGTTAGTACACCCGTCCAGTTACCGCCGCCGCCCGCCCAGTCGGTTGCGCAATAGGTGTGATTACTTCCGTTGATCTGATCTAGCATTTCTTTTTCTAGCTTACGCATTTCTATTCCCCCCTTAAGTCGTTAGTTGCGTTTGCGCCTTCGTCCGTAAACCTGACCCAAACCATGAAGTCGCTAGTGTGGGTTTGAAATACACCCTTCTTTATTAGGTTTGAAATTACGGCCCCCGCTCCTTCTATGTTAAGTTGAATACTTGATTCGGCTATTTCTGACGCAAAAATTTTCCCCCAGCTACCGCTATCTTTTTGTACCCCGTCGTCGAAGTAAGTAACCTTACCGTCTAGTACTAGCTCTAGTACCTGAGTTTCTTTTGGAGTGAATTTCTGCATCTTGTGTCCCTTCGTCGGTGTATCGCTTGCCTTGACTGTACACGTTTCGAAATGGGCGCGGGTAACTATTTATGTATTAGTTAGGTAACAGATTAGATTAGATAACTAGGGGGATCCGTTGCGGCCTTACCGCCAGCGTTGTCGACTAGGTACCAAATCTTTGTAGCCTTGTCGAATACTGGGGCGGTCGGACTTGAGAACTTACTAATCTTATGCCCAAAATCGCGAGCGTATTCCGCCGTCTGAGCGTCCGCTTCCATTAGCCCGTTGTAATCCGCGCAAACTAAGATCACGTTTTGTAGATTATCTAGGATCTTAGATCCACCCATACCGCGGTTAGCTCGGTGATGCGGAACTAGGTTATCGGTGCCGCCGCAATCCCAACAATGAAGATCCCGCGCTCGAAGCTTGCGAACGTCCGCCGCCTTCAAAGTTTCATTTCAGATTGAATTAGTTTGACTTGAGTACCTAAAGCCATGAGCGCCGTTTCTAAGCTTCGGATTTTCAACCTGATACGATTGGCTTCCGCCTTACGCAAATCGCGCTGTAGGCGTGTATCAGCGGCTTCTAAACGTGATAGGGCGTTACGGTCGGCAACCGTCCCTTGATGTTTTATAAAAGCCTTCTGCTCGACGTTATCTAATTTGTGTTCGGCGTGAGCAAGTTTAACTTCGGCTTCGTGTAGCGCGTTATAGCCCTTAGAGTTTTCGGCTATAAGGTCATTTATCTGACGCTGGATTTCGGATAGCATCGGTTAGCCTAACCAAGTACATAATAAGTTCGCGGTTCCACATCTGGGCTTCTTCATTATTTCCTTCACTTACCGCCGTCTGGAAGGCGTGCTCCAGTTCCCTTATCTTTGCTTCCAGAATTGAATGATTCACCGAGCGCCTTGATCTTATCTAGTACTTCTATCGCTACGCCTGCGGCCTTTGCTTGCGCATAGGTTAAGCGTATCGACTGAATGTCATTTAGATTTTCAGCTTTAGCTAGATAGTCGATCGGCTCAGCCTTAGCGACTTTTTCCATTTCGGTTCTAGAAGCGCGTTTGTTACCGCTGTATCCCGCGTTTGCTAAAGCTCGGCCAATTCCCGACGTTTCTGCATTTTCTAAGGCCGATGTAAGATTTGCCCCGCCCGTCCCGTCGATCTCAAACGCTAAGCCGGTAGCCTTCGGCAAGCCGTTAGCCTGATCCCCTGCGCTTAGAAATACTTCGCAATAGACAACCCAAGTTTTTAGTTCGCGATCGGCCGCCGTTGTCAGGTTATGCGTTACGATCCGCCCGTCCTCGTTGCCTTCGTAGAATCGCTTTATTCGTTCTTCGACTGTTTCGTAATCTTCTAAATTGAATCGTGCCATTATTCTTCTTCTTCCCATTCTTCGTCTTGGACAAACTTCCAATTATCCCCTAAGTAAAAAGGCATAGACAGCCCTTCTATGTACACGCGGTCAAGTTGCTTATTATTATCTAGGACTACCCCAGAAACCGCGCCCGTTATGTAGGTATCGTTTCTACAGATCGTAACTCGATCGCCTAAAAATACCTGCATTTATTTTCCCTTCTTCACTACTAGAAATGGCTTACCCATTCCCCTTGCTTGCCTTGATGCTACACGAATCTTCTGCCCGTCGTGTTCTATAAAAGCATGTTGCGCCTTACCCATAAGCGCAAGTACCTGAGCTTTCATTTTTCTGAGTTCTGTTTCCGCCTTGTCGAATACTTCTTGAGCCGCGGGCAAATAATGCAAGCCGTCAATTTCTATTTCTGTCCCGTCGATGTCGGGGTTTAATTCTCGAACGGCTTCATAAGTCGATGTAGATCCGTCCCACTCCGGCGGCGTATCGTTCTTTACCCCGTCCCAGAATCGCGCAGCTGTCTGAGTAATTACGTCCTGCTCGAAAGCGTCCGCTTCGATCCAATGCTCAACCCAGTCCATAGCTACTAGGCCGACAATTACCGCCCGCTTAACTCCCATAACGTTCATGTAGTGCTGAACCTGAGCGACGTAGCTAGGCGGTACAGCGTCCCAATAGTTTCTAGAAGTCTTGGCTTCTATTATTATCCATTCCCCGTCTACCTTTGCTAGCCCGTCAGGGTTTGCGTGAAGGTAAGGAATCGTCGCGTGTTGATAAGTACCAGTTGTAAATACTTCCCAGTCTGGGTGCTGTCGCTTTAGTAGCGGCCCGATTATTACGGGTTCTAAAATGTTACCTAGATCCGCAGGGAAGGAATCTAATTCTTTCTGCGGCAGGTGTCCCGCCTTTAGTTGATGTAAATAGAATGCAGACTCCCAGCGGTTTAGTCCCATAATTGTTCCGACTTCCGAGCCGCCTATCCCGTCCGCTCTAGCTTCGTGCCATTCGGCCGTACCGTTTTCAAAGACTCCCAGCAGCTTTGCGCCGTTGAACTGTTTCGGTGTGTGCGCTTTCATAACTCCCCTTTGATAGTTAGGCTTACTGTATGCCAAGGCATGGACATTTATCTAGTCGCTACATGGGTTTACTCAAACTAATTAGCGCAAGCTCTGGCGTCCCTTGTGAAAAATTACCTAACGCTTTTTATCCTGACGACATTTTAGATCCTGAGCTTAGGCAAGCGTCTACAAAAATGGCTAAAGCCTTATGTAATAGTTGCCCGATTATCGAAGCCTGTTTTACTTACGCGCTAGAAACGAATCAGCGGCATGGAATCTGGGGCGGTACTACGCCCGACGAACGCTAGTTAAAGACGACCGCACAACCCCTTCAGCTTTGAAAGAATAGTGCGGTGTTAATACTTTGCTTAGGGGTCGTACTAGGAATCGAACCTAGACTTAAACCCATATCCGGGCTGTCTCTACCATTGGACTATGCGACCTTGTGTAAATAAGTCTAGCAGACAAAGCTAATTCGCTTTTTACAAAGTTATAAGATACCTTCACGCTATGAACTCTAATCAAGCACTAATGGCCCTAGCCGACGGTATCCGCGAACATGGTGCGCCAGCCTGTCAACAAAGCGATCCCGAAGCATGGTTTCCAGAAGGCGGATCGCCTAACCCTAACTTGCACCCCGCGATAAAGCTTTGTAAGGTTTGCCCCGTAAGGCAGCTTTGCTTACAGTTTGCGATTATAAATAAAGAAGCTCATGGGATCTGGGGCGGCCTAAACTCTAGGCAACGTCAAAGATTACGCAAGTCTACTTCTTTGTAACGATAGAAGTTAGAAGCGATAGCAACGCAGATCCTGCGGCGATACTAAAAAAGCCTATCCAGTCAACCGAAAATAGGCCAACGGTTCCGCCGCCTAAGAAGGCTAGTCCCGCTTGAGCAAAAGTCTTGATTGCGCGTTCCCCTGCAAAGTTCCAAAAGGTTAGGTTAAACATCTCCATTAGTCCAATCTGTATTATTTCGCCC